CCCCATCCAATATTCTTGTAACCTTCAAAGGTATTTAATTCGTTGTTATAGCGAAGCATCCCAACAGCAGGGCTACTGTCTCGCTGTGATGTATTACCAATCGGCAAAGTAATTGAATCTGTACTACCAAAAATCTGTCTTACACTAAAAGTATTTACTGAACCTGTTCGAGGTAATTGGTTAAGAGTTGCTACTGAGCCAAGACTAATGTAAGCATTATTAGCCGAGTTTCTTATTTTTAGCTCACCTGTTCCTCCTCCAAAAGAAGTATCAACGTGCCATTGAAATGGAAACGAAACAGTTAAATCACCTGAGTTACTATTATTAGTTCTTATCGCAGAAAATACGTTGTTTAAATCAGTCCTGACCGTAGCACCTGTAGCATTAGCAATGTCATAATCGTGTTGTGCCATTTTGCAGTTATAGCAAGGGTTTTAGAGCTTACAGTTTGTAAACTTTAATTTAATTATACTTATTCTACTGTCCTTTTCCAAATCCGACAGCCTGATATGTAAAATTCCTATTAATTGAAGCATTTGATGAGTCTTTAAAATGAACTGTAAAGCCAGTTGAGGACACATTAGTTACTTCAAAAAAATCACCCGATGCTAAATTTTGAGCCATAATTCCAATAGACGGTAAGCTGCTGTTTGCACCACCTTCTGTATTTGCCGTTCCAACAAAGAAAGGATGCTGGAATGTTACATTTTTAGCTCCTGCTCCACTAGCTATGACGCTTGGACTTTGTTCTATTCTTCTTTGCATAGATGCTGTATAACCTAGTTCTCTAATATTTATGTCTTGTGCTGGATCTTTACTTGTTAGTACTGCTTTAAACTCAAAAGCTCTACCTTTATAAGTACCGTTTGCAAAGGTTTGGAAAGGTGTAAACTCTGGCCCATAAGTACAGTTTCCGCTTGTTGTTTTTATAACTTGATATGTACAAGAAGAAGTAGGAATAGTTCTTATATTAGTATCAGCAACAAGTGGTTCAATTTCAAAAGAGTTAAGAGCAAAATTGTTACTTATAATATTGTATTTTCCGTTAGCACCATCACCAGTTACCGAAGTAAATTGAATTTGAGTGCCTATGGATAAACCATGAGCAGAACTAGCGATTGTTATTCTATTTGTATCTGTTGATGATACTTGAATTATTGCTTGTGTATAAAGAGCAGAGGTGATAGGGGGTACTAAAGTAAAGCTATTGGCATCTACTACAGATGTAATAAGATATTCTCCATCATCTGAATTGCCAGAAGTAAAATCAACCTTAACAATACTCTTAGCTTTATAACCATGATTACTCTTAGTTATAGTTATTAAGTCATCAGTTTGTGAATACGCCCCAGTTACAGATGTACTGGGATCTAGTAGTGTTGTTCTGCATAGCATTTCAGCGTTAACTTCTGTAGCAGTAACCCCTTCAAAATCAGTCCATTCATCTAATAAAGCAGTTCTTTGATCAAATGTGTCTCCTGGGTAAAAACCTTCTGTTAGAAAATGTCTTTTAAAATCTACGCTGAATACTGCTCCTAAATCTAAAACTGTTCCTCCTGCTGATCCTCCAAAGAAATAAGTACCACTAGGTGAGATACCTCCAAAGTTATCTAGGTTGGGAACCTCAATAACATCATCTAAACTTTGAATACTATCAAACGTACCTGTACCACCTAAGTTTATTGTTGTTACAAGGTCATCAAAAAATATGTTTGGAGATTTTATTGGATCGTCAGCATTTTGGAATGGAGGAGAATCTAAATCCTCTCTTCTTGTTTGAATTAATTTTGCATCTACGTTATCTGGCAAATCTAATACTACACTTGCTTCTCCATCACTAAATCTACCCCCATCATCTTGAAATTTTAAAATATACTCACCTTCAAGGTATGGAACATCCGCAGATGTACTATTACCTGGCAAGGCTTCGATAAGATCAACAGCATTAGTAAACGTACCAGTTCCATCCGTTTTTGTGCTGTGTCTCACATAAACTAATCCACCGTGAGTAACATCTAAATCCTCAGATAAATTCCAACGCAATCTAACTAATTTTTCATTAATTGGTTCTGCCGTTAATCCTGTAACATTACCTGGAGTAGCAGTCTTTCCTATAGCCTCAAATGTTAATTCAGCTGGAATTGTACTCGGCTGCAAAGCAGCATTTAATGTGTAAACTTTAATTTCATATGTACCTACATCACTATTAAGAATCTCATGGTCAGTTGTTGATACTGTTACTGAGTTTACGTTTCCTTCTTCAAAACTATAACTAACCATGTAGTTTATAGCTCCAGTTACAGGTTGCCATCTTATAAGTAGCTTTGTGACTGGTTGATTATTAATTAAAACTATTAATTCTTCGGCTGACACGTTAGATGGAGCGTCTTTTAACTGATTAAAGGTTGTTATTGATTGTGGTTCTATTGTTTCCCCATCTTCAATAAAATCATATTTATCAGCTACATATGAAAGAGCAGTGATGCTGTAATTTATAGCAT